CCAGAGGCGTCAACCTCTGACTAGCTAGCGCAGTGCAACACCTAGCGGCCTTAAAAACACCGCTATTTATTCCATAGGAGCTAATTGATGCCCGACCCCAAGAAGGCCAAAGGCCCTTCGACTCGTCGAAGGGTCTACGCGGTCCAGAAGCTTGCCACTGAGTATTCTCAGTGGAACAAGCCGACTGGACCAAACGGAGCCTCCGTTCAAGGAAACAAGAACGGACCTCTGGCCTTTAAGGTGTCGGGGACGCAGGTTACTACGTCGGAAGGGCATCCCTTCTTCTCTTCTAGAGAAGTCGGGAAAGGAGACGTCGGTGGAAACTTCTTCACACAGAAGAAGTATTTCCTCCCCATAGGTACCCAAAAGGTATCCTATGGCTGGACTTCAGTCCTGGACGCACCAGCGTGGAAATATTGCCGATATACTGGCCCTATTCTCCCCGTTGATCCCAACACGGTCGTTTATCCGCCGGACATGGCATCGAGCAATAACTCGCTCAATGCTATTGGTACGACGGCTATCGCCCGTGTTAAGCCCACTAATCCGGTCGCAGGTTTGACTGCCGCCCTGACAGAATTGCACCGAGAAGGACTGCCCCATGTTATGGGCAGTACGACTTGGCGCGATGGGGCTCATGCTGCACAAAGTGCAGGTGATGAGTACCTTAACTATCAGTTTGGCTACGTTCCTCTCGCTAATGACATTGCTAGCTTTGCTAACACTGTCGTCAATGCTCATGACGTTATCGAACGTTATAAGCAAGGTATCGGGAAGACCGTTCGTCGATCCTACGATTTCCCATCAATCAGCACCCTTGTCTCTTCGACCCTCACACCGAACAAGCATCCGTGGTTTAATACCTCGGTTGGGAGTTCGAATATGTATGGGGATTCTAGAGGCAAGAGCGCACCCGGTGTACTGGTGACTGAACGAAGGATCGTTCAGCATCGTTGGTTCCGCGGCGCATTCACCTACTTCTTTCCGGAGACGTTTCTTTCCGGGAAGTTGCGTGATTACGCCATCCTAGCAAAACAGATAGGACTGGAACCTTCGCCAGCAGTATTGTGGCAGATCACTCCGTGGAGCTGGGCCATTGACTGGTTCTCGAACGCTGGGGATGTTATCTCCAACTGGTCGAGTTTTCACCAGGATGGCCTTGTGATGCTCTGGGGGTATCAGATGGAACATACCATCGTTACAGATACCTACAGTCTGATTGGGGCCCGTTTTAACGACGGATCCCCCATTTCAGTCCAAGACCTAAGCTTAGTCACTGAGACTAAGATAAGGCGAGGAGCATCCCCCTATGGATTTGGGCTGAATTATGGGAACCTTAGTGGTTTCCAACAGTCCATTTTGGCTGCCCTTGGTTTATCCAAGATGCGGCTGTAGTTGTACTACGACCAAAACACCAAATAGGAGTAATGCCACAATGTCATTTGCCGATCCGCAGTCTGTCACCTTCCCTGCGCCGCTTTCGGCGACGGTGAGTCTGCCCCGCGTTAGCGTGGGTCAGTACGCATCGTCGTACTCGAGCAGCGACGGGCTGGTGACGCTCACCGCCTCTTCCCAGATCGGGAAGAGGACGAGGAGAGTACTGCGACTCGACCACAACAAGATCAGCGCGGATGTCTTCACGCCGTCGGTTAACATCAAGCAGGGTATGTCTACCTACTTGGTGTTTGACTTGCCGGCGGTGGGATACTCCAACGCTGAGGAGCTCGCTGTCTATAGCGGCCTTAAGGGCGCTATGACGGCCAGCACCGACCTGCTCATCACCAAGCTTCTTGGAGGTGAGTCTTAGGTCCGGAACCCTTTTTGGGTTTCGCCTTGTTGTGGTAATTTGCATGCGGAGGCCCGGGTTGTCTACCGGGCCCTCGCGCCACCCACTTTTTGGTTGGGTGTCGCAAATTGCGGGTGCCATCTGGCTCAGGATAAGCAACCTCTATAAGGAGGGCTTATGAAAAGCCTGATGTTACTCTGGAATACTCTCGCCGATGATTTGGCGAGAGGATGTCGCATTAGCACCACCCGCGACCAGAAAACGGTCGCGTGTCGTGTCGAACATGAGGGGATGTCGTTTTTGACGATATCCCTTCCTCAGTTCGGAAAAGACTTCGAAAGAAGTCTTGACCGGGGCTGTTTGAGCCGACAGGATTTCCAAGGTTTTTCGTGGAAATCTGGTCTCCCTGTATTTCTACAGGGTTTCCTCGGCCTTGTGTTCGACACAGGTAGTGGTCGGTTACTGGACAGTCCAAATATCGACGCAATTCATGCTGTAAGGCAATTGACGTTGCTTTACGGCAAGTTGTTCCTCCTTTCTAATCAAAAGAGGGAACGCGCGGCGATGGCTGGATATGTCCAGTGTGATCAGGAAGTTCGCGAGAACGATACTAAGATGACTGACGATCAAAGACGTCAGTTCATCCGCGTGTCGAATCTCGTGCTTGGTCGTGTGCTCGTCGATATTGACAGAAGTTTCGTCAATGGAGACGCGCTCATCCCAAGTCACGGACCAGGAGCTACGGCTGACGGTTTAAAAGGTAACCGTAAGTACGCGCAAACAACCTGGCCTGTGCGCCTCGAGAAGGTCTTTCATTCGATTGACCATCTCGTCCCAAGTCCCTCGTATTACGAGGAACTTGAAGGCGTGAACTTCCTAGAACCCGAGGCCGAGATTCCCGTTAAGGTAATCTCAGTCCCTAAAACGCAAAAGACACCTCGTATTATTGCGGTCGAACCTACTGCTATGCAATATGCACAGCAGGCAGTTCGCCACGTTATATACGAAAAGGTTGAGAGGGATAACCTCCTCAATTCCTTTATCGGCTTCATGGATCAGACGCCTAATCAGCGCTTGGCCTGTGAAGGCTCTTCTAACGGAGAGCTGGCTACGCTTGACCTGAGCGAAGCTTCCGATCGTGTCTCTTACGAGCATGTACGTGATCTGTTGGCATTGACTCCTCATTTGTTCGAGGTCATCGATGCTTGCCGATCACAGAAGGCTCGTGTGCCTGGTCATGGAGTTATTCCATTGGCCAAGTTCGCGTCTATGGGTTCAGCTCTTTCCTTTCCCGTCGAGGCAATGGTGTTTCTATCCATTGTCTTTATCGGGATTGAGAACGAGCTTAACCGACCATTGACCCGCAACGACGTTAAGTCGTTTGTGGGTCGGGTGCGTGTCTTCGGAGACGATATTATCGTCCCCGTTGACTATGTGCAATCAGTGATTCGTTCACTCGAAGACTTTGGTCTGAAAGTGAACCAACACAAGTCTTTCTGGACTGGAAAGTTCAGAGAATCTTGTGGGAAGGAGTACTATGACGGCCAAGACGTTAGTATTGTCAAGGTCCGCCAGGTGGCTCCTTCCTCGCTGAGGCATGCTCGGGAAATCATCTCCTGGGTCGAAATGGCCAACCTGTTTTATAGGGCTGGTCATTGGAACACAGTGAGGTGGTTGGACTCCTTTCTTTCGGGTATCCTTAAGGATTTCCCGGTTGTATTGGAGACATCGCCCGTATTGGGTCGTTTCTCCTTCATGGGTCTTCCCCATGATGACATCCCCGGTGAATACCGGAGAATGAGAGGCAGGTACCAGATCCCCATGGTTAAGGGATTTGTTACCCGTGGTGTGATACCCAGGGATCCCCTGGATGATCACTACGCCCTAACCAAGTTTTTCTTGACTAGAGGCGCTTTGCCAAGCGCTGACGAGAAACACTTGGAGCGTGCTG